GATTAGCGGTGATTGTTCCGGAAACAGGTAAAGTAACTGGCCTCATAATCTCCACAGCTAAAGGACTGCCTGGATTCATTGGCCTTACGTCTTGAATACTTACGTCTGTATTGGCATAATGAGCAACGCCTATAAAACCTATCGTCCATGTTATTGAACTTGCCGGGGCTGTCGATCCGTTAGCGATCCTGATTTGCAACCTTAGATTTTTATCGTCCGGTATATTTTCTTTTCGATCTGCCCGGTATGTAACGCTTGCTCCAGTAGAAGTAGCTACCAATTGATCTGAAAACGTTGAAAGCAAATCGTTACCAGTAATGATAGCTAGGTGTCCAGGAGATGCTGTTGTGTTAATTGTGGCATTGGTTGCTCCAGTTGCATATCCGTTTCTTTGCGTGTCAAAGTTTGCGCTTGTTGCTGTCGTACCCGTATAGTGTAATTGGTAGTAGTTCCAACCAAAAGCCGAACAAGTACCCGTACCTGCCGCAAAGCCTGAAACAGTAAATGTAATATTGTCACCACTTACCGAGGCTATTGGATAACGACCTGATAGAAATGTTCCCGTTCCTGAAAACAATCCTACATACATTGATTGTCCTACGTTTTCAGAAGTAAATCCGTGACCGCTTGGAAATGTTACGGTCATTGCTGTGGCTGAACTTATGGTATAGGCAAGCCCGTCACCAATCACATCAACCAATTCAACAAAGAAGTTAGTATTGATAATCCTATTTGATAATATTGACCTAGCTCTTAATCTAAGACCACCTATCCATGATTCTGTTGAACGGATAATCGTTTCGCTTCGCGCTGTAGTGCCAGTTGTAATAACTAAGTTACCGCCTGTCTGGTCAACGTCCATTCCTGATCCAATTCCAGAAACAATAGTACCCCAGTCTGAATCTACTGAATTTGAAAGTGCCTTTGTGAAGCCGATACGATCAATGTCTTGAGGTATTTGGCGAACAAGCGTTCCGAGTTCATTGCCTTGCGGAGTTGTATTAATTGATCTCGAAGAACCGTTATAAGGTGGCCCCGCTTGACCAAATGCAGCCGTTGAGATTAAAAGAAAGAAAAGTATTTTTTTCATGTGGTTTAGTTTTCGATTATCCAAAGTCCGTTTATTTTTTGAATGATAGTGGGCACGTTGTACAACAACTGCGTTACTACCGTTGTCCGATCAGCCAAGTACACGGGAGCGCCACTCAAGAACCAGATAAAGGTGTCTTCATTGTTCAGCAATTTTATCACATCTCCATCCGCGCCCGTTGGGATTGTGATGGTGCGGTTTGCTGTCAATACACCATCTGGCAAATGGCGTATTGAGTTTACTGCTGCTGTGAAGTTTGCATCAGTGGCGTTGGGGCTAAGTACGTTGGGCGCGTAGTATGTGCCGCCACCACCGCTTATTGTTGCCCACTCAGTATCAGTACCACCAGCGTTTACCCTCAATACTTGTAATGGTGAACCCAAAGAACTTTTGTTTGTGCCACCGTTGGCAATTGGTAAAGTACCAGTCACACCGCTCGTCAAAGATACAGCACTCCATATTGGTGCGCTGCTGCTGCCCTGCGAGGTAAGCACTTGGCCACTGGTGCCTGCCGTATTGTTGGGCATCAGTGCGCCCGAAAATTTTACGTTTCCAGTCACGTCTAAAACCTCGGTAGGCGTCAGAGTGCCTATACCTACTCGGCCAGAGCCAAACACAGCTGCGTAGTGTGTTGAACCACCTGTCAATCCTGTTGTAGACGGATTGTAATGAATCCCTGTCCACGTATCATTAAAACCACCATCATTGAAAGTTTCAGTGATTTCTAAAGATCGATGAACACTTGAGGCTAGTGTTGACGTAAATGAGCCCAAAAGATTGACTGTTGAATTTGTTTGTGTTCCCGAAATCGTGTAGTTAGGTGAAACCGAAAAAGGCCTTCCTGGATTAATGCTGGTTTGAGTAACTGTCGGGTTGATGTTAATGGTTCTAAGTGTACCTGTTGTGTTTGAATTTTGAAAATTCCAGATACCCGAACCTGATATGGTTGTCGCTGATGCTGAATAACTGTTTATGCCACCCATAACAAAAACGTTACCGCTAAAATCAGGCATTGTGTAAGTTCTTGTGGTACCTGTACTAATGCCAGCCAAATCAAAACGCGCCTGCTTAGTGTTGTCTGCTTGGTTTTGCAGCAATGATACGTTGTCGTTAAATGGAAGAGATGCAGATGTAAATTCAGAGATGGCAAGATTTCCACTACCAAGTAATGAATTCCCATTTACTGTTTTAATGTTTGTGCCAGATACTAACATAGCCTGAAAAATAGGCGATAGGTATGTTTGCCAAAGTAAAGGAGTAGCTTTTTTATTTACCCCACTTTGAACGATTGGCACTAATTCAGTACCAGTCAAAGATGTTGCGGCAGGCATATCCGAAATCTTTACCTGACCTAAAGCCGACAAACTTAAAATCGAAAAGAAAAGTATAATTAGTTTTTTCATTCTGGTATTATTACTTGACCGTCCTCTGTGATAATGTTAAACCCGTCCTCGGTTAATATTCCAGTAAGAACCGCCCCTGATGCAGTAACAAATTTAAAGACTTCATCTATAATTCCTGACCTGAAAGAGTCTGAAATTTTGCCTGTTGAAAATGAATCGTCTATTACTCCGTAAACGATCTTGTTCGTCATGGCAATGCTTTTCTAACGTTACCGTAAATTCTTACCTCGTTTATCCCGTTCCTGATTACAGTCACACCGTCCGCAAGTTTAGCAACCGTTTCGTAATAAACTTGCTTTAATGTAAGATTTGTATCGGTTGCTGTAAAAGCAATATTACAACGCCCGGCCAATGGTGTGACTATTGTAATTCCAGAACCTACCGATTTGCTGAATAATGCCTCGCTGTCTAAATCTTCAGGTCGCTTTTTTACGATGCAAAATATTGTAGCCCCTGTAATGTCAGCCGCTACCGTCTTGGTATGGTCAGTGTAAATCGTTGCTTCTATTGTGAGGCTTGACCCTCTGATAAATGCCTTTTCCATTATGCACTAAAAAAGTTTAAGCCAAATTCTGCCTCATCTTTTCCGTTTGAAACATCGAACAAAGGATATGTAGTTTGGTTATCTCTCAAAAAAGTAACTACCCTCGTTTGGTAGCTATTCGCCACGTCCCGTAATTCCGTAACCAATGCGCCTAGTATTCTTTGATCGATCGGCTCCGACCCTTCGACACGCTTTTGAACCGCACCGTAGGAGGTCAAATTGATCGCGTTGTTTTGTGTAATCCTTGCCAATGAGAAATAACAAAGCATAGGTTTAACACCTGGAAAGAATATTGAATAACCGTCTTTGGTGTAAGTCTTCCCGTTTAGTAACTCGCGATACTTTGTAGTCTCAATATTTGTGATGAAGTCATAAAACAAAGCGTCACCAAGAGCCGGGCGCAAATCATTCTCCTGCGCCTCGGCAATATACGGGTCAACCCTTTGCGGGTCTAGTTGCGCAAATGGCCTGACCTCTTTTATATCCTGTATCGTGATTATATTAGGCATCGGCTCCGTCCCCTTCTGGGTCTTGTAAGAATTTCATTACGTTTTCATCCGTTCCGAGGAATGGCATTAAAAATGTTTTGGCCTGTTCTAAATTCATTCGCCCATTCTTAAAGTCGTTCACGTAAGCGAATACTTTTGAAGCATCTCTTCGAGACAGTCCACGTATTACCGTGTCAATGGCTTGCTGGGCTTCGTCAACTGCTTTAACTTCGGTAGGTTGGTTTGGCTGGGCTTGTTGCGCTCCTTGAGCTGGTAAAGCTGCCCCCGCAACGTCATAAACCTGTGGCTTAATGGTAAAGTCTGAATTTATAGGCTTATTCCAAAACTGGAAAACCTTTTTAAACACTCGGCTTAACTCTACCCTTTCGTCACGGGTTACCGAGTTGTAGTACGTGTAAGCGTCTTCGATTTGTTGACGGCTGAACATAGCGCCCTCGGTCTGCCTGCCTACGATCTCATAAGGCATCCCGTAGTTTTGAAGTATGCTTTTTTCGATCCAGTTCAATGTGTTTTGGAACATGGTATCGTTGTTTTGCAAATCAGTTTTTGCAAGCAGGTCACCTACTTTGATGTCCTTAGTTCCTGCTTCGATTATCATTATTGAACCAGCACCTAGACCTCCTTTGTGAGATAATAACCTTTTCTTGTATGCTTCCCGCTCCTGGTCGTTTTGAAACGAACCTGGGAAAACAAAGATATGTCCCGCGCTAAAACCGTTAGCCGACTGGTTAAGCGAGTATAGCATTATCTCGTATTGGTTTTGTGCTAACTCGAAAACAGAATCAAAAGAACAAAGAGGGTATTTATTTTTCTCTGGTGTCCAGTACATGATCTGGCCTTTGTAGCCTTCTACCCCATACTCGGCAAACTCTTCAGCTAGATGTTCAGGATCTGGGTCAAACTTATCGTAAAAGATAATTTCCCTTTGCTTTTCTTCCTTGCCGTAGTCACGCTCCCAATTGGTGCAATAAGCTATCTTTTCAACGTTGCCGTCATGGTCTGCAATACCTAATCTGCAATACTCAAAAGGGATTGGCTTGATCGATGCAATGGTGTAATTCAGATTGTAGTTGATATGCCACGCAAAACCTTTAGCCCATGCTTTTGCATAGGCCGTGTTATCTAAAAGCTCGCGCATGGTAACGGCCTCAAGACCTTCACCGTGAACTACTAAATCATTAAGCTCTACTTGCTCGAAGCCCTCACCATTCAGAAACCCGGCTTTTTTAGGAATGATGCCCGAAAGCGTGTAGCTCCTATACCACGTTTCTTGAGACCTTTGAGGGTATAGGTTATCCGTGTCGAAAGATTGTACTCGATCAACATTGCGAGTCCTTATAGGCAACCGCTTAACTAATACCTCACGTCCGGGAATAATCACTCAAATATTGATTTGATAGCTTTTTCTTTGTCGAAACCTTCGATAGTATCCCAGAATTCTAGGATCGCGTATGCGTCAACATCGGTGAAATCTTCCTTTGTTATGTTTTTCCATCCTTCACCATTAGGAACGGAAACAACTGAATAACGTGGCTTTAATGTTTTTGCCAACGCTTCGTTATCGTTACTCTTTTTCTCCTTTGCCATTTGCTTTTGTTTTTGGTTCATCTTCAGTTACTACAAATTTTGGAACGAGTGCCGGGTGATTTAATTTCACCCACTCATATTTTTCCCATGTGAGATTTTCTCTTGTGATGTCGGCCGACCGACCATTGAAGGTTATCCGCTCTGTTTCGTCTTTCAATTTTACTTGTGCCATATTTTTTAATTTGAATTTTTAAAAAAAAGGGGCAAGGCTCATATTTAAACCCCGCCCCTCTTCCAACTTCTATGAAAACCTAAACCCCTAATTCCTTACGAAGTCACTAGTGCGACCGTCAACGCAACGCCTCTGGTAGTAGTTACCTCAAGTTTATGACTGTTACCAGCCGTTACCGCTACTGATGAAGCGATTGTAATGTTCGTGTTAGTGATACCAGACAAACCCGTTTGAGTTACCCTCGCACCTGTATTCTGATTTACCCACACAACGCTTATTACCTGATTCACGCCTGCACCTCCGAAGAAGTTCGTACCTGTTACGGTTACCGCTGTACCTCCTGCGGCTGCTATTGCTGTAACGTTTAACGAAGTGATAGTAGGCTGGAATGCTAACCCTTGCACTAAAGCTCTGGTTGTAGCCCAATCAGTAGCTAGAATTGTCTGCTGCATCTTAGACTCTTCCTGACCATCCAAAGAAGCAAGGCTTACTTTGAATACCCCACCGTTTTCGTTAGACGAATAAAGCGTTCCGGGTACTACATACAATCCCGCATCTGCACCGTAAAGCTCAAATGAATCCGAGTTCTTCTTTCTCTTTTCTACAAAAGCAGAAACAGAACCGCGACACATCCGCTCTAAGTTTTGACGCTGCACCGGGCTAACATCGTAAACAACTAAGTCTACCATGTGCTTATACATCGGGCCTGTATCGGTCTGAACTAAGTCAATCTTTGACTTTACAGAATCCTTAAACCCTTCGAACAAATACGCGGGCTTGTTTGTGGCAAGCGTTAAGTTCGTGATAAGCGTCCCAGCGGTGTTGTAAGTAATAGACCCAGCGTTCAAATCGTCTTTGTTAACCAATACTAAGTAGGGCGAGTTGCCCGGCTGTGGTAGGTTAAGGCAGTCATAGACCGCCCCAATTTGTATGTTCCCGCAATCGGCCATATTATAACGTTACAAGCATGGTTTGAGAATAGACGTGCAGTTTGCCATCTAAGAATAAACACTTAGCCAAACCGGTTCCGTTAATAGGGATTACCCATGTAGCGGCTACCGCAGGGCGGAACAAAGTGCCCCATGTGATAGTCCTAGCAGTACCGTCACACGTTACGCAAATATTTACTTCGTCACCGTCTTCGTAATCGCCACGCGTTACAATGTTTGTTGCATTGAGTGTTAACGCTCCTGTAAGTTGCGCAATTTGAACAAAATGTTTTAACGCTCTCTTAGGAGGTCTTGGCATTTCTAAAGTTGCCGCGTATGCAATGGCTGCACCGTTTGAGCTAATGCCCTCGTTGCCGAGGACGTTAGGATCATTTTGATTTGAGAATCTTGTTGTTACTGGCATATTCTTAAATTAAGAAGGGTTATACAATACTAATTCTTCACCAAAACCGTAGTTTACATCCAAGCTGAAATTAGCTTTGATGAAATACGTGTCGCCTTCTGGTCTCCAACGCTCGATCTTAATATCGTCAACGTCCGAGTTCTTATTCATTCCCGCTACCAAGTTTGAAGTAGCTCCGTTAGAAGCCTTTGCAAACAAAATCCGGTTTGTAGGGAAAGTGCTGTAATGCTTAATTGGCATACCTTTGAAGGTAGTCACAGGTGCATTCAATGAATCAGGAGTAGGCCCCTTTGCGCTTATTGCAATCAACGCATCTTGATAGAAGCGAAAATCGCGTGTACTCATGTGCAATGTTCCATCTGCATCTGCAAACAACGCATCCGAAATAAGAGCGTGTGTGGCCGTCAAACGAGCGATAACGTTAGTCGCATCGATGTTACCAGCTGGGCTAACCTTTGGAACGTTCGCATCGGCTGTGGCCTTTGTGATAATACCGTTGATGAATCGCAACGCCCCGGTAGTAGTGGTGTCACCTGACCAGATCAATTGACCTAGCTGGTTGTTCACACGCTTTGCGTAGTTTGCTACGATTGCATTTTTGATTTCTGGCGCAATGTCTTTGTCCGCCAATGATCCCTCTTTTTGAAACTCCTTCCAATAAGAACGGAACTCCTTAGGGTTGAAATGGTCGTAAAGCATTACCTCGACAGGGTCAAGTCTGCGAGGACTAAAGGTCATCGCTTCACTAGGGTTTGAAGGTTGTGCCGCGTAAGGTTGGATTAGGTTTGCACCTACAACCATACGAGTCAATTCAAGACCTTTATCGTCAATGTCTTCGTGAAACATGAAGCTGTTTTTTTCAAACGCTTCGTTACCAAGTACAAGCAGCTGGAGGGCTTCTCCGGTGGTTATACCTGCGTAGTTGCTGGTTATTGATGGATTTGGCATTTTGTTTTTTCGTTTTTATTTTCTTTTTAAATACTGCTCTGCTGGACTTAATCCCCCCTCGTTTACGCGCTGTGTGGGTGGCGTGTGTTTTCCTTTGATTTGGTTTTTTATGTTCACCAATTCGCTGTCAAAGTTTGCTTTCAACTCGTTCACAGGTTTTACCACCGCGCTCAAAGAGTCTTTCACCATCGCAGCAAATTCTTGGAATTGCGCTACGGTTACATATTTGTCTTCTATTTCTGCCGCTGGCTTCACCTCGGTAATCTTACCGCCTGCAACTACGATTGACGAACCGTTTGCAAGAGGGTGAGTTCCATCAGGTGCATTTGTTGCGCTACCTACAAGAGCAGAAGCGTCAGCCGCGTCACTCGTTACAATTGAACCGTCCGCAAGTTTTAATTCCATTGCCTTAGGCTTTTGCTCTGGCTGCATTGGTAACATTGCTTTGATTTCAGATTTGAAATCCTCAAACATTTTTTTGAAGTCCATATTTTTTTTAATTGTTGCGTACTCTTTTTGGGTAGATACTTTTTTTGTGGCAAAACCTAACGCCACCGCCTGATCTGCCGAAAGGCTTGTTTCTTCATTCATTAATGGCTCAATAGCCGCCTGATTATTTCCCGTTTTGTCAATGTAGAATTGCATTAAACGCTTCTTGGATTGCTCTAATTGATTAGCGATTGACTGCATTACGTTGGCGTCACCTGACACATTTTGCACTAAAGGATTGTGTATAAAGAACTCTTGAGAATCGTTTACTATCCTTTGGTCACCTGCTAAAAATATCTTTGTGGCAATCGATCCAACTATACCGCGTTGGACGGTTGTAATATTGTAACCTTCTGCTTTCTTTGATTCGAGATAATTATAGATTGAGTCTCCCGTGTCTACATATCCACCCGGTGAATCAATAACTACCTCAATATCTTTTTTTGATTCTGGGATGGCTCTGAATTGGGCAATAACATCGACAAGCTCAACGCCTTTAATGAATGCGCCTGTTTGCTCATCTTGCCCTGACCCTATCTGACCGACAATGAATATGTCTCCCATGCGCGTAAAATTCGCACCGTTGGGGCTGTGAACTATTGAACTTTGTTCAAATTGTGTATATTTGCACTAAGATTTAAAGGTAAACCAAGTCGCCTTTAACTGACTTGCGGGGAGTATAGCAACTCGTTCGAGAAAACAAAATTGCCAAAGAGAGGACACTTAGCTATGCCCTCTTTTTATTTTAGCCTATACTTTACATGGGAAAAACTATCGTAACCGCTGTATCTTCTTCGCCCTGTTATTTTTTCGTGAATTACCTCGACCTCTTCATAAGCCATTACGAACGTCTTACACCTCGATAGGTTACTTTCAAACATCTCAATAAAGCCGCGAGAATCTAAAACACTTCGAACGGTTGAAAGGTCTACAAATTCCTTTCCATCAATTATTTTTATCTCCATGCTTTAAAATTGCGCCCTGTCGGTTATTTCTGCGTAGTTCTTTTGGCCATCGTTTATATCCTCAACCGCTACTTGTACTTTTAGATTGGCTATAAATGACTCAAGCCGTGAAATGTCAAAGCCCGGGTTTGCAAAGCTGTCTATTGCTGAAGATGGGAAGCCCAAAACACCACCTTCCGCAAATTGTACCCCACCCCCAGCCACGTTGATAGCTGATAGCATAGGCCGAAACATTGCGCTTGATTTCTTATTGATTATCGTTTCGCCTCCCTCGGCCTCAAAGCCTAGTCTGCCACCGACCGAAAAAGGAATACCTCCGTTAGCGTGACTAGGACCATTGAGTACGCCTCCGTTATTGAATTTTAGTAAGCCGCCTCTTTCAAAACCTAGAACGGATTTAGCTTGTGCAGCTCCAGATAAAACGGCTGTTATTCCTGACAATATCGCAACAATATTTTTAGGAAAAATCAAACCTGCACCTGCGGCAGTAGCTTTGGCAATACCTTCGGCAGTTGAACTGGCTATGCTTAACACCGCTGCTGCTTTTCCCTCTGCTGTGTTTTTTCCAAGCAATTGAGTAATGCTTGCAAAAAAACCAGAAGCGATTTGAAACCTATTTTGATAAAGTGCCTTTTCGCGTTCGGCTGTTTCTTTCGCGAATTGTTCTTCTTGTTTTTTTCTGTTTAAAATCCCATTGATCCACTGTTCGTTTATAATTTCATCAGCTTCCGTTTTTTCTTGTTGCCACTCTTGGTTTTGTTGCATCTCTTGGACAGTCCTTTCAAACTCAGCATCCCTTCTCCTAATTTCTGCAACCTCTGCCGCTTCATTATTGGCATTGATCCAATCTTGTAATTCTTGTAAAACCTGTTTTTTCTGTTCGTTTTCTTCGCGCAAAAGTTGAACCCTAAAATCGGATTCCGCTTGTTCTAGTTCACGCGCTGTTCTGGCATTATCTGATTTTAAACTAGCTTCCTCTTTGGCCAGCAAAATATTTATTCTGGTTGATCTTGTTGCTGCTGCAATTTTCTTTTCTTCGTTTGCCTCAAAAACAACTGTTTCTAATTCTACTAATCTTGTTTCCTCTTCGCCTGATAGCGTCTTACCTTTTAATCTTAATTGCTCGTTAGCCAATTCATCGGATGCAATTTTAGCCCGCCTTTCTGAATTGGCTATTTCCATGTCAGCAATCTGGTTAGCTATTGCAATCCGTTCCTGTTCGTTTTTAGTCCTATCCTTTAGGCTTTTTTCAAGTGACGTTATCTGAATGTCTGCAATCTTTATTTGTTGAGCCGCCCTTGCCTGTGCTGCTCCAAATGCGTCTGCTGCCTCCGCTGCTTCATATCCTGCAACTGCCGCCTGTTTTGTTTTGGAAAAAAATGAAGTGATAGTGTCAATTGGATTTAGAAATGCTGCCTTTAAATTATCCAATGAGCTGACAGTTGTAACTATTGAATCAATTATACTTTGAAGACCTTTATTAAAACCTTCAAAAATAAAAGATAACTTGTCGGCTACTACCGCATTTTGCGAAAAGATACCCTTTAAAGCAACCAAAGCAGTAATTACTAAGCCGATCGGGTTAGCCTTAAACGCCATGTTTAAACCGTTGATGCCTCCGGAAAACTTACCAAGCCCCGGAACTGCTTGAAGGATTGAATCGGTATAGTTACCGACATTCATTCGCTGCTTATTTAGAGCCGAAGCGTTTTCTTTTATAATGGCATTATTTTTATTTAGCTGTTCGTTTGCCAGTAAGATGGCTTTCCTTCCTTCTTCAGTTCTAAAGTCAAGTTGCCTTTTTGCTTTTTCAAGTTCACGCGTTGACTTTGCAACCTCGTCTAAGTTTCTTGCACTTTGTGCTTGGTCAATTTTCAAATCAATTAGTATCTCCTCTTTTGCCATCGCCTCTAATCGTTTACTGTATCTTGAATAATTCTACTTCCGTAATCTTTCCACTGCGAAAGTTTTTGATTTTGTTTATCAAATAATAACTTCCATTGTCAAATATCATTTTATGCGGATCGTAATTTGCAATATCCGTTTCGTTTAGGTTGTATTGGTATTTGCAAATCTTGTTTTTTTGTAAGGCATTAGACAAAGCCGCGTAATACCTGGAAAGAAAATAACGGAAAGAACTATCCTTTACTTGGGTAGCGTCTGCATGGTAAGCAAGTTTATAGTCAGTACGTGCGCTTGCATTGAATGTAATTGCGGCCTCTGTGGTTCTAGCCTTTAGAGTTCCGATCATTAAAGGCGCTTCGTTTTTAACATCGTCTATTCCTGTCGAAGTTGAATCGTAAACAGGTGAACTCATTACCTCATAACCCGTCCCGGTCCAACGCTTCACGTTTGCAAATACAGAAGTAAAGAAATCTTTAACTGCTGTTAATGTTGTGTTTGCAATTGCCAGAATGCCCGATCCTAAAAACTTATCCTTTGCCTCATCTTCGTGGAGAAAATAGTTTGATTGAGCGTAATTTGTTTTGAACTCAATAATAGATTTCTTTTTGTCAACTCGTTTTAAAGTCCAATCTATCGCGCTGCCTGTATCGGTGCAAATGTCTTCAAGTGTTTTAAGGTAAACCGTGTTATCCACTATCTTGTAAACAAGCCCGAACCTTACAAAGAAATCTTTAACGATGTCTTTTAGTTGTTTGTTGTTTGCTAATTTCTGCCAGTAAACTTCTGTTCTTACTACATTTAAAGTGTCTATTACTTCAATAGAACTAGCAACCTGATTTGTTTGAACATCTACCACGTCAGGGTATCCAGCGTCTTTAGAAAATAATATTTTTATTCCTAAAGTTTGAGACGTGATAGTGTCAACATCGTTAGCAGTAAATATTATTGTTGCTGATTGATTGGTTGTGTAATTAGTGCTAGTTACAAATGTCCCAACCAAAAATCCATATACATAAAATTGAACGTAGGACGTAGATGACGGATTCCTTGAAACCCAATTTATGGTAATCCCTACCGTCATTTTAATGTTTGACCTAGTTCTGTAAGGTATCGGATTGGTGGCAAAAGGGATTGTTATTGTTGTGGTTGCATTAAGCCCAAAGTTATTTGTATCAGCGGTTGGCTTTGTTGTTTTTGAATAACCGTCTTTGTATTTAAACGCTGTTATCGGAGTGCAAACTAAATCGGTGTAATCAGTATTTGAAAGGATTGCACCGCTTAATGAGTAGCCTCCAAGTGTAAATATTTTTTGAATTAGTGAGTGGTAATAATAGCAAGGCAAAAAATAATTCACTTCATAAATTGAACTCCTGCCCCAGTTCATTACTGCTGCTATAAAATCACTTGTACTTAGTCTGGCCGTGTCTATTGCGCTTGCAGCCCATGAACTAGCCCCGTAATCTACATTTGAAAGGTCTTTACCGTCAAGAAAAGAAAGTAGCGAAACAATTGAATCGTAAATTACAAGCGTGTAAGTAGTACCGTCAAATCCGGTTAATTGGGCTTTGCCTACGATTGTCTCTATCCCGTTTTGAACTACCTTACAATCTTGGAAAGTGTATTGAACTACCCCGGCTGAATTATCTAGTTTAGCGTGTTGGAATATCCGGTTATTATTTTCGCTGTCGGATGCCTTAATAGTGTTGGAAAATGAAGCGTAGTTTTTAGATAGGTCTCCAATGTCGACCCTTTGTATAGTCCATGCAATGGATGTCTTTGGGTCAAGGTCTATAATCTGGCTATCTATGTAGACTACATCCATTACAATTTTCTTGAGAACTTTACAAGTCTGTTTCTATCAAAGTATTTTATTGATCGGTCGTTAATCAAAATCAAGTTAGACTCCGTTTTATAAATTCTTTCTCTGTCGATCTTGTCGGCTCTGACTATTGATTCTTTTACATAGCGATCACCGCGCCAATAGGTAATCGAATCGTTTTTAATCTGAACCACTCCCGCGCACCAATGCGAATTTAACCAAAATGAAATGTAAATGATTTCTTTCATGTTAGTAGATTTCGGGTAGTTCGATTGTGATTTGAATCTTATTGCGGCTAAATCTTGTCTTAGTGCTTACCTCGGTAGGTATAACTATAACGCCCGTTTTCTTTCCGGTTGCGTCCATCATGTAAACCTGGGAACCGATCCGTGCCTGTGACTTGTTTACAGAAGTGGTTAACTCTGTGTAAGCAGGTTCGTAAACTTCGCCTAAAGTGTTTAATTCGCTGATCGAATCGAATTCATTATCGGTCAAATTAGAAGCAAACAAAACATATCTTTTTGCCTTTCGGTTTCCGTCAATCCTATACGAAAATGTTTGGTTATACTCAAACATCCACCAAGCATCACCGCCCAGTGAGTTTCTCCAATACAAAAGAATAGGATTGCTACATGGGTCTTTTATATCGCAGGTAATTGTTTGAGACAAAACCACTATTCCTGTCTTTTCGTAACGAATCTGGACAGTGGCAGCGTTGGAAGGGATTGACAAAGCATTGTTAGGACTAAGGCGTAAAAGTTTTCCAGCGTTGGCGGCCTTTGTAACCGCGTTGCTACTGATCGAAGCCCCCGTAATATCAAAGTATTCTATTCTAAAGTTTGAGTTTGTGGCAACGTTATCTGATGTGATTGTAGAAATAGAGAACGGATACCCGCGCCAAATTGAAGGTCTTGTAAACTTGGTAAGGAATGAAACCAACGGGGTAGCGTTCTCATAGTTCACATATTCGGCAAGATTGCATCCGTATAATTCACCTATCTGCCTAGCACCGTACAAATCAATTCTTTGCTTTGTA